AGGTCTTTGACTTTCCTTTGTGATAGCCATTTCCCACCAAATCGCCTTTTCTTTCTGATACTATTTATAAAATAGTGAAATTGCATACGCTTTGGTAAGAAGTGTAATCCGTTCATTTCATTACTATGCATTATAGTATCATAGAACATTGACAAACACCTATTGATAATAAAGGGTGGATATTTCTTTTCCCAAATGACATCCTCTGTATCTAACAAAGGTTCTTTGGTTTCATTAATCGCCTTTAAATAATCTTTTAATTCGTACATTATTTAAACTTACAATTGGCCATTATCTCTGTTAGACAAGCGACCATATTAATTTCTTGGTCTGCCACAAAAGCAGACTTATACTGGTAACCAGCAATGATTAATATTGATTGTGGAATAGATGAAGATTCTAAAGCAGAATATAATATTTCATATACACTAGTAAATAATGATGATGGTTCTTTATCTAGGTTATTAATAACCCATTTACGCATATCATTAAATCTTTTATCCTTTAATATCTTAACAAGTTCTTTTGTATTAGCCTCTGATAAACTAAACAAAATACCACTATCAATCTTACCTCTTACTGAATATCTTTGAAGTTCATTAATAGTTCTTCTAAAATCTGGATAGTATTTCTGTATTAACTCTGCTAATACTTTTTTATCATATTCAATTTGTTCACCGTCAAGGACTTTACCAAGCCTTTTCATTAATGCCTGTGCTGTGGCCACTTTTTGACCATTCTTAATTGCGAAATCAATAACGGTACACCTACTATGTAAAGCAGGTAAAATTTTATTCTTATAATTGCATGTAAATATAAATCTACAATTCTTATAAAAAGTTTCAATGAAATTTCTTAAAGCAGGCTGTACTGATTCGGCATTCATATAGTCTGCCTCGTCCACAATTACTACTTTATGGTTGGAGTGTTCTGTTAAAGATACGGTAGACGCAAAGTTTTTAATCTTGTTTCTTAATGTATCTATTTGACGGCCTTCATCTGACCCATTGATAATAATATAATCTGCACCAAGTTCCTCACATAAAGCACGAGCAACTGTAGTCTTACCAGTACCTTGCGTACCAGCTAATAACAGATTAGGGATTTCTTTTTGTTTTAAGAATTCAGAAAATGTTTTTTTAATGTCTTCACTTAAAATACATTCACTTATCTTTTTAGGACGGTATTTCTCCACCCATAGGTATTCTGACATATATAATCCTCACAATTTAAAATTCACTATCAGGTTCAATAGCAACCCAATATTGTATTGGTTTATTTCTATTGATAAAATGTGAAATCTTTTGTGAAGATATAGCCACATCATAATCGTCCTGTATCATTTTAAAGTTCTCTGTTTTAAAGTAAGCTTTAAATGTTTTATCAGTTTCGCCAACTACTATAGAGTAGTCGTTAGATGATGGTGTTTTTTTATCAGTTGCAACCAACTTAATTTGTTTACCATCACCTGTTACAGCAATGTCTGGTAAATTAAGTGTTGTTACACCTTTCATAAGTTTTGCAAAAACATCCTTTTTTAATTGAAATGTAACATACTTATCAGGCATTGTTATCATTTTTGATGGTGCAACCACCACGGATTTATCTGCAAAATAATATTTGATTGATTGTCTTGAATTACTATCTTTAATAATTAAATTCTGACTACCATTAAAATTAAGGTCTGACTTATCAAATAAGTCAACAGCTCTTAAAAATTCAGGCAAGTCATAGATAGCAAACTCTTGTTCAAACTTTTCCTTTACATCAGCTTCTGCTAATATATTTTTCAAAGTGGAAATAGTTTGTAATTTGTTGCCGGGTTTTACTAAAATATTCTGATTAATGTCAGAAAAGTTTTTTAGTATGGCAACTGTATCACTTGTTAGGTTCATTATATATTTCTCCTCATAATAAAATTATCCAATTTAATTTGGAGCGGACACTAGGTACTGCCCCTAGTTCTATAGTTTGGAAAACTATCATAATACTTTTATACTATGTCCGCAATTCTTAATATACTCTAATTCACTTCAATTGTCAATGCTGGAATGAAAGTATTATTTCTTCTCTATTTTTTTACAAGTTTCTGTATCAGCTGGATGCTCTTCCTCGGTTAACCATATGTAAGAATAGACTATTTGGTCGCCTTTTTCCACACATTTCTTACCGAAAGATAGATGTTTTCCAGAACATGCTGTAGTTACAGCAATCAATATCAGAAACATTATTAGTTTTTTCATATTAGTTATCATTATATATGAAAGGCGTCCTATTGGCAATGCCAGGACGCCTATCAGTTTAAGTTAATTACTTAATGTTAATTGTTCTAGCTTTTCTATGGTCTGGAACAATCTTCTCTAAAGATACTCTTAAAAGTCCATCTTTTAATTCTGCACCTTTAACTTCAACATCTTCTGCAATAGTAAAAGTTTTAGAGAAATTTCGTTTAGCAATACCTTGGTGTAATACACCGTCATTGTCTTCAACTTCTTTTTCCTCTTTAGATTTTACTGATTCGATTTTAAGGATATTGTCCTCAAATCCTACAGAAATGTCTTTTTTACCATAACCTGCAAGAGCCACCTCTATATCATATGTTAAAGAACCTGTCTTTACTATATTATATGGTGGATAATTGTTGGCTGTTAAGTGTGGAAGATGGTCAACCATATGGTCAAAGTGATTGAACATATCGTCAAACCCCACCGTAAACGGCCGTAGTCCAGTAAAAATTGATTGAATTGCTTTTGAATTGGTCATTAGAACCTCCTTTATTTAAGCAAAGTTAAAATTTGATACCTCACAATTGAGCGTATCAGTTATATTTATAAGGTATATAATCACTATTTTTAGGATTACAAGCCTTAAATGTTAGTTTTCGGTTTAAGGTCTTAAAACTAACAAAAGAGAACCGCAGCTTAAGTTCTTTTTGGGATGTTGAACCAGGCGCAAATGCCAAACAAACATATCTGGTTAAGGCTACCGCTCCAGAATTCCTTAAAAAAATGATGGTTTTGGTAAAGTAGACCATCAACTACTAGTTGATTTTGTATTTCTACATGGGTCAACTACCCTCCACGCCCCAGGTCTTATGAATTGCCTGGTATCACTATTTATCTATAATATAAAGCACAGGCATGGAAACTTATAAAAACTTATTCAACTTGGCCATCTTTTTCTTGTAATTTTTAATGCCTTCTTTTTTCTTTTCACGCTTTATTAAAGATGGTTTTTGATAAAACTGGCGTCTTTTAATCTCTTTCATAAGGCCTTCTTTTTGTATTTTTTTCTTTAATACACGCATGGCCTTTTCCAAATTTCCGCCTCTTACTTCAACTGTTATGCTCAAGCAATCTCCTGTTCCAGTTTTTTAATCTCTGCATTTATAGCAAACACATGAGCCTTTTTTAACTCTACAAGTTTTTTCTTTGGTGCAATAACAATCTCATGTTTTAAAGCATTAACTTTTGCTTTACTACCAAGAGCATTATTAGCCATAGCATGAATTAATTTATTCACATCTTTACCTGCAAATTTTTTAGTATCAGGCCATATTTGTTCCATTAAATTTAGTACCGGTTTAACTGCCTCGGCACCAAGTTTAGTTTTTAAATAAGTCTTACTCATTTTTTCTCCTCTTTCATTATATAAAAGTGTAAAAAGGTGGAGGGCACTACCCCTCCACCAGGACTTACACTATGATTGATAGGTTTAGATAACATCTTCGTCATCTGACTCACTATCATTGTCGTCCACTTGCGAGGCTACATCCGCTTGTCTTTGCTGTTCCGCTATCTGCTCGGCAGAAGCTCCAGCATCCACTTTTGTATATAACTCCATAAATGAATTCTTTGTATCACTATCAAATCTGTTAGTACAAACTTCAATAGCTTTTATTTTTTGAGCAAAAATTGAATACGCTTGAACAATGTGTACCAATCTTCTTGTTGATATAATCTCATCAACACCACCATCAAAGTAGGTTTTTCTGATTACATCAGCCCAAGTTACTAACTTCTTACAAAAATCTTTGTCTGATTTATTAGACGCTTCTTTGTAAGCAGCGATTAATATTTTTTCTTCAACGCTTGGTTTTGGATAACTTTGTTCAAAGGTAATTGGAAATCTTTCCAAAAACGCTTCGTTCAGTACATTAGTACCGATAAATTTACCATCATCACTACCTTGACCTTTTGTATTGGCAGTAGCAACAACATTGAAACCATGAACAGGTTTTACAAATCTGTTAATCTTTTTAACAAAGATACCAGAGCCTTCAAGGATTGGTTGTAAACACATAATCTTATTACTTGCTAAGTCTATCTCATCAAGTAAAAGAACAGCGCCTCTTTCCATCGCCTCTATAACTGGACCATTTTGCCAAACGGTTTGACCTTCTCTTAGTCTATAACCACCTAACAAGTCATCCTCGTCAGTTTCAATTGTAATGTTAACTCTAATAAGTTCTCTCTTGTTTTCAGCACACGCTTGGGTTACACCCAATGTCTTACCATTTCCAGAAAGACCTGTAATGAATACAGGATAAAACATTTTAGACCTGATAATTGATTTAATGTCAGTATGGTTACCGAAATTAACAAAACCAGGAAACTTTTTAGGAACAATGTCGCCTGTTAAAGATGAAACCACATAAGCAGCTTCTGATACTGTATCAGTTTCAGGCGCTTTAGTAGTTAAAACTTTTTCAGCTTGTCCTTTATTAGTTTTAGAAACAGATTCACCATCTTCTGTAGGTAATCTGAATAATGATTTGCCGACTTTATAGTCGGAATTTTTAATTAACCATTGTGGAGCATATTTACAACCAAACTTTTTGTTTGCTTCTTTTAACTCTGAAACGGTTAGCTCGTTAGTACCAAACTTTTCTTTAGCATGGTCAACGAATTCTTGTTGTTTTGTATTTAACATAGTGTTTTTTCGTCCTTTCATATTATATAATTCCATTATACAGGCCTTTTTTATAAAAGTCAAGCCATATAATGCTCTTTTTTGTCACTTTTTTTCCGTTACCAGGTAACGATTTACCATTTAGCTGCGACATTTACGCAACCTCCTGTATAAATTTATTTAAAACTACTCTGGAAACCAATCGATTCGCCATTGATTTACCAAATATTCTTTTGAATTCTGATGGTGTACCTTTTTTAATTGGTGCTGATTCCATACTAAAGTTCTCAACAGCAAGTTTTTTACCATCAAGTAAAAAGAATTTATCATAACCATCAGCGTCAACAGCAACTGCTTTATCTGTAGTTAATTGTTTTCTTAATTTAGTTATTATTCTATCCTTATCATAATAATCTTTATAATCTTTAACATATTTTTCAATGTCCCACCTTCTAACTCTTTTAATAACATAGAAACCAATCACAGTAACATAGTCATATGATTTTCTAATATGATTTAATAAGTGGTCAGTAATTTGGTGTCTTCCTGCAAATTTTGTATTGTTAATACCATATACATTTTTCTTATCCCAATCACCTTCAACTCTTTCTCTACCCACAATATCATTTCTTGGATAATTACCAGAACCGTCAGTAAGGGTTATAAAAGTAAGTTTTTCAATACCATATTTTTTCTGAAACATTGGTATCATTTTATTCAAGTAAAGAAGTGACTCATTAAGAGGTGTATTACCAAGATAATATTTACTTGGTATACCATAATTATCTGATTGAGCCATATAATCATCAGAATCCATTGAGCTTCTTCTACCATAATAACCATATCTATTATCAAAATACATACCCATATGATACATAGTTTTCATTGCTTCATCTAATTCTGCTTTTTTCATTCTATGGCTAATGCAATTAACTAATTTAAAATTCTCAAATAACCATTCGCCAGGTTTATTACTCCAACCTTTTTTGCCTTCTTCATCAGAGGAACCTCTATCACTAGTAAAGAAATAAACCTCAAAAGGTATATTAACTTTTTTAGTAAATTCTACAAGGTTGATTAATTGTTTTACTGTATTCATTAGAACATCTGACATTGAACCAGACCAATCTAATAACATTATCATACCATGGTTTTTGCCATCAGGTATAATAGTTAATCTTTTAAATATGTCTTCGCTATATTGATATTGTGGCAATTTCAATGGGTCAATAACACCAGTTTTATCTGTACTTGCTCTCTTATAAGCAGTAGCAGCTTTTTTCATTTCAAATTCTTTAACAAGATACATAACTGTCTTCTTGTTTTCTTTCATAAAATCTTTATATTTTTGGTCAAGCCAAGGTGTGTACTTGTCATTAGAATGGTATCTTTGCTCTTTAATTTTATATTCTCTCATTTCTTTTAAGAAAGTTTTATAGTCAATTAAACAACCATCTTTACCAAGATTTGGAGTAGGTAAATCGGCATACAAATAACCTTTATTTTTTTCGTCTAATAATTTTTCGGAATTTTGTACAAATGAATCGTCTGTAATTGCTCTTAATGGTTTATCTTTTTTATCAATACCACCAGCACCTTTAGCATAACTATCTGCTTCGCCTTTATCTTTTTTATCTTCTTCTTCTTTAGCGTCATCAGATTTTGAAGAACCTTTACCATCTTTATCTGAAGCTTTTTCACTATCTGCTTTTTGGTCGCCAAAGTTATTGAAATCATTTTTTTCATCAGCGTCATCATCTGATTCTGATTGCTCAACATCATCTGAAGCTTCGCCTTCACCATTATCTGATTGACCATCGCCGTCACCATCTTCTTCTTCATCATCCTCATTAAGGTCATAAGTAACACTTATGATATGGTTATCAAAGTCTGGTAATTTTTTCATCTGTTCAACTTGGTCTTTTTGCCAATCTAACATTTCTTTAGCTAGAGCTAACACATCATCAAAAGTTTTCAATGCGTCAACTTTAGCTAACCACTCGTTATCTTTAGGAGCAAAAATGAACGGTAACCTGTTTAATGATTTTGACCTCAAATTAATTTTGTCAATAATCATAAAATCTTTATTAATATCTTTACCACCAAAACCAAAAAAGTTTTGTTTTTCTAATATATCAAATCCATTTTCATAGTTTCTAACTACACCTGGATATTTTTTCTGAATTTTTAAATCTATTCTGCAATCTTCTAGGACATTTACATATGACCTTAATTCTTTGCTGTCAATAGTTTCCCATTTTTTCATAGGTGTCCATAATGCGTGAGCACATTCGTGTGCTATCAACATATCATATACATCACCTGATTTTTGTTTGAAAATTGGAAGAGTTAAAACTCTATTCTTTACATCAAAAGAAGCCGTCTTAACATTGTTGTGTTGAATTACTATATTTTCTGTAGCAAGAAGTTTTGCTAAATTTGATTTCACATCAAAGTTCATAGTGTTTTTAAAGTCCTTTTTAATCATTTATGTGTCCATTATACAGGAGTTGGGGCCAGAGTCAAGAAAAAAAGCGCTTTTTTTTAAATTATTTTTTCATACCAGGTCTCACTTTCCGATGGTGTTGCAAAAATACAACAGAAAAATATTCAATTCTAGTTGAATCCTATTCAATTTTCTGCTGGTTTTGTGGTGGATTGTTGCGATTCGCAACTATCTTTGGTCGCCGGAACCATGGAGTGTTCCGTTCTTCTTACGGTTTTCTAATTTTATGAGATTATTGTTAGCAATGTCGGAAAGCTTGCACCCAATATCATCAGCCAATACAGCAACATACCACAAGCAATCGCCAATTTCAGCGGATATCTCTTGATATAATTCCTGATTAATCTTATTTGTGCCATCTCTATATATTTTCTTTACTTTGTTCGCAACTTCACCTGCTTCACCGGTCAATCCTAATGTCGGATAGATAATGGCCTGTTCTCTCGGATATATTGCCGTTGTCTTCGCTACCTTTTGGTACATATCAAGGTCGCTTATTCGTTTGTATTTATGATTCTCAGAAGTTTGAGTACCTAATTCTAATTCTAATTGTCCAGTCATTGGTTATCTCCCTACCTGTGGTAAATATTTTAATTTAGTTTCTTCCCAATTCATGTATATAATATCATCATAGAAATGGGAATCTTTTGATAATCGGTCTTGTTTTTTCAAACTAGCCAACCGTTTCTTAGCGTATTTGTTCTTCCAAACATCTGTTAATGCTTCAACTGAATTGTCGAATCTTCTCTCTAATTGGTCTACCTTGATTTCTTCTCTTAAAAATTCTTTAGTATTGTTATATAATTCACTAAAATAGATACCTCTAGCATGTTCAGATTTAATTAATTTCTTGTCTATACCTAATTGATTGAAAGTAAATGTATGTGACCTGTTTCTATGGTCTCTCTTATGTGGTTGTCCGGATTCTTTCTTTGCTACATACCATTCAAAGTATTTGTATGTGTGGTTCTTCTTTAACCACGCCTGTATCATCTGTCTTGTAGGTAATAATGGTTCATATGATACACTACCAGCAGTCCAACCCATTTTCTTCCAGTATTTCAATCTATCGTATTGTGATAATGGTATTGCTTTTGTCTTACCATATAAAGATGTAGTGGTTACACCAACTAATTTATCTTTATATTGATATTCCCAGGTGTCTTCAACCGTTTTTGATAAACATAGTAAAGCTAATAGTTTACCACCAACCAGATTGTATCCTAGTGGTTGTATTGGTACAATTGTACTACCAATGCAAGTATGATTAATCATTCTTTGCGTCTTGGCTTCTCTCTCCCAACCAATATGTTTATCTCTAGGTGTTAAATCTAAAAAATCGGAAGACATACAAGTAATACCAATGTATTTGCCTGTCTTTTTATCTCTAATTAGGAAGTTTAAATTTCTACCAATATTACTATTGTTCTTCATGGTAGATAGGAAAGTCCTTAAACCATTCCAAATAGCAGGCATTTTACTACCTGTTATAGATGTAATGGCGTCACCATCTGTCCATAATAATTCTGGTTCTAAATCAATGTATTCTTCGGGGTCTTCTGGTAACCAAAAGTTGTTTTTAATCTCTTGTAATAATGCACCTTGGTCAGCATTGACCAATGTAGGTTTGTCATCAAAAAAACTATTAACTTCTTGTGTAGGATATCTGTCGTGTACCTCACACCATTTTTGATATAAAGTATATTCTTTTACATCCATTTGAGATACAAAAGATAAGTCTTTTACTACTGCTTGTTTTAATGTTTCTGTATCAGGTGCTTCAATCTTATCCAAGGGGTTGTGTTCTTGCCAACTCTCCCATTGGTCGTCAATTGTCATGCCTTTTTTCCATCCATACGCCATAATATAATCCTACACTAGTTCAATTAGAATGTCAAGCTTGTTGTGCCTTTTTATTTTGTTCCATATATCTCTTGGTCCTTGCGATTTCCTTAGCAGCTTTATCTTGAGCCCTTTTATATTTGAATTTTGATACAAGTTCCACAAATGTTCTACCTATAATATGGTCATATTCGTGTTGACATATACGACTCATCATACCATCTAGGTGTGCCTCTTGTGTTTTACCTTCGCTGTCTTCATATTTCATTACAACCTTTCTAGGTCTTTTGATATTTAAAAATAGGAAAGGATAAGTTAAACAACCTTCTTTCATCATAATCTGTTCTTCACCAGAAGATATAATCATAGGATTAAACATTGCTAACGATATACCATTTTCTATTTGTGGATGTCCACCTGCAACAAACATATTGAAAGGTAATCCTACTTGATTACAAGTAAGACCTAGTCCACTAAATTTCTTCATTACTAAAAACATAGCTTCTGTTAATTCTTTTCTATCTTTAAACTCATGTTCTTTTAACATATCATCTTTAAAAGGAGCTATTGCTGATTGTACTCTAGGGTCTGATGGTGGTATTAGTTTTAGTTCTTTCATTATATTGTTCCTAACTGTGTAAAGTTTTGGTGTTTCTCAAATTTAATTATGTTTGTAAATTTATCAAATAGTATATCGCCTTTATGTGATATAATAAAGATGTTTTCTTTTTCAAATGTTTTAATTATTTTAAAGAAATCATCTGTACCTTGGCCGTCTAATGATGAATCAAATAACTCATCAAGTATTAATAGATTTGTATTGGTACTATTTTTCATTCTAGCAATATCTCTCCAAGAGAATAACAAGGCTAAATCTATTCTCATCTTCTCACCTTCACTAAAATTATTATAGTTAAAGGTATCTCTAAATCTACTCTTAACCGTTTCATTAAACTCCTCATCTAGGTTAAATGATATGTAGAAGTCCATTGCCTGCAAATATTTATTAATCAATTGATTCATTATAGGTACATACTTTCTAATGATGTTGGCCTTAGCCCCTTTGTCATTAAGTATCTCTCTTAATACATCAACATAATCCTTATCTTCTTGTACCTTTGCTAAATCAATATCTGCCTGTTTTAAATCAACTTTTAATTGTTCAAGTTCTAATTCTATTGATTCAATATCACTATCTCTTTCTTTAGCTGTAGAAATCTCTTGTTCAATTTGGTCGCTGTGAATTTTCAAACTTTCCAAACTTGATGTTATCTTTGCCACATCCACCATCATTGATTGTATCTTTGTTGATACCTTTCCGTAACTCATTAATTTCTCTTCTTGTTTGGTAAGTTCTTCTACGAGCTTGGATAATCCTGAGTCTAGTTTCCAAATTGTTTTTGATTCGTGATTGCATTTTTCCTCCTTGAAATCTTTATCAATAGATTGTGTACAAACTGGACAAGTATCATTATTATTAAAAAAATCTAAAGTCTTTTTATGAGTTGCTAAGTTTTGTTCTATTTTAGTTTCAAATTTCTCTAACTCTTTAACCTTTTTGGAGACCACTTCCTCACCGTTTAGTTCGTTTTGACTTACGGCTATAGCTTCATTTAAAGCTCTTAGCTTTTTATCATATTCTAGCCTATTTTTATCATTTTCCACTAGTTTATTTTCTTGTACCTTCTGGTTGTCGCTCCCTTTGGTTTCCAAAGTGTTTAAATACTTTGCTTCAGTATCAGTCTTCTGCTTAATCAACTCTTGTTGGTGCCTCACCTCCGTCAACTTTTTTTGTAAATCACTCTGTTGGGAACGCAAAACTAGGTCCATTAGGCCAAAAACTCTAATATCAAGTATCTCTTCAACAACTTCTCTTCTGTATCTTGGTTTCATCTTCATAAATGGTTCGTATGAGGAAGAACCTAATAAAACCACCTGAATAAATGACCTATAATTAAGTTTCATTATATTTGTTTCAAGATACTTTTGATAATCTACATTGTTGGCGTCTTGATTAATCATTTTACCATTACAAAAAATTTCAAATAAATTTGGTTTGATACCTCGTCTTATAATATAGTTCTTGGTACCAACATCAAACTCTACCTCTACCAAACAATCACCATTGTTAATAGTATTGACCATTTGTTCTTTCTTTATTATTCTAAATGGTCTATTGAATAATACAAAACACAATGCGTCTAATAAGGTTGACTTACCAGA